AAAAAAGAAGTTTCCCTACACCGAAAAAGGGGAAAAAGAAGCAAACGAATACGGCAAGAAAAAGGGTATTCCTGTGACTGTAATGATTGCAGTTGGTAAACCCAAAAGGGGTATGCCTATGAAGGGTGGTAGGACTGCTACCAACATGATGAAGAAATCTTCAAGAGGTAAATAATGTCATCCTTAACCACTCCCGTCACTCTATTGAGTGCTGTTGTCGCCACAGGTGCTTCTAAAGCCGTTCAAGCAGATGCTGGTCAACCTGCATTCTTGCAAGTTAGTGGTATCACTACTGCAACTGTTGCATTTCAAGGTAGCTTGGATGGGACAACCTTTGCCACAATTGGCACTGCTTTGACTGCTGATGGCATTGTCACCATAGCCAATGCTCCCAAGTATTTGCGAGCAAACTGCACTGCCTACACGACAGGAACTATTACAGCCAAAGTTCTTTACTAAGGAAACACCATGAAAATGACTAAATCACAAAAAAAAGTCAAAAAGGTCATGGGTGAATTTAAGGAAGGTACTTTGCATTCAGGCAAGGGCGGTAAGGTTGTGACCAATCCTAAACAAGCGGTTGCCATTGCTTTATCTGAAGCTGGTAAAGTCAAAAGGAAGATGAAATGAAAACTGGACTTTACTCAAATATTAACGCCAAGAAAAAGCGGATAGCCGCAGGGTCTGGTGAGAAGATGCGTAAGGTAGGTAGCAAGGGTGCGCCTACTGCTGATGCGTTTAAACAAGCGGCAAAGACTGCAAAGAAGCCTAAAAAGGTGAAGTAGATGAAAACACCCACTTGGCAAACAAAAGCTGGTCAAAATCCAAAAGGCGGCTTGAATGCCAAGGGTAGATCGTCTTATAATGCGGAAACTGGTGGTAATCTGAAGCCGCCAGTAAAGTCGGGGGATAACCCTCGCAGAGCAAGTTTCTTGGCTCGCATGGGCAATAATGCTGGTGCAGAGTACAAGGATGGTGAACCAACAAGACTGCTTCTTTCGCTCAAGGCATGGGGTGCAACCTCAAAGGCTGACGCAAAGGCAAAAGCTAAAGCTATCTCCGCAAGGAATAAGGCAAAAGCGAAATGAGAGCATTATCAGTTGGAGTTAGTCCCACAGCGGCAGTAGACACTACAGTCTATACCTGTCCTACTGGCTATTACTCTAAATTTACTGTAATGTATATACACAATACAGGTGGGTCTACCAAGCATATAACTGTTCAATGGTTTGACGCAAGTGCTAGTACGACCCTTGATATATTAACTAGCTATAACTTTACATCAAAAACCTATTTGCAGTTTGATGGCAATGCCTACATTGTTTTTGAAGAAGGTGACAAGTTAAAAATAACTACTGAATCTGGAAGCACATTTAGTTTTATAGCCACATTTGAAGAAGAAGGGTTGACAAGAGCATGACCTACCTTGAACTTGTAAACGATGTACTCGTAAGGTTGCGTGAGACAACAGTTTCTACTGTTTCCGAAACCTCTTATTCTTCCCTAATTGGTAAGTTTGTTAATGATGCCAAGCGTCAAATTGAAGATGCTTTTGCTTGGAATGTTTTGGGTCAAACCATTACAGTTAGCACTGTAGCATCTACACCCGCTTATTCTCTGACAGGTGCTGGTCAGAAGTTTCAAGTGATGGATGTAATTAATACCACAAGCAATGTCGGACTTATAAACATCAGTTTTGTGGACATGAACCGCAAGCTAAACTTCACTCCACTTGTCAATTCAATACCTACAGAATTTGCCTTTGATGGTGTTGATGGTAGCTACAACACTAAGGTAAATCTATATCCGATACCTGATGGCGTATACACGATCAAGTTTGCCTTGACAGTTCCACAGGCTACGTTGACCTCAGATGCAACTGTTGTTGCTGTTGCTGACACTCTGGTGGCTCAGAATGCCTATGCTCGTGCATTGGTAGAACGTGGCGAAGATGGTGGTCTTACTTCTTCTGATGCGTACTCGTTATACAAAACCATGTTGTCTGATTACATTGCTTTGGAAGGTACTCGCTATCCTGAGAATCAGGAGTTTGTTGCAGTATGAACCAATCTCTGCAAATTGCTAGTATTTCAGCCCCCGGCTTTTATGGGTTAAATACTCAAGATTCTCCGCTTGATTTGCAGAGTGGATTTGCTTTGATTGCTACAAACTGCATCATTGACCAATATGGTCGTGTTGGCTCACGCAAAGGTTGGACTGCATTAAATTCTTCTACAGGTAATCTAGGCTCTAATGATGTAACTGTCATACATGAGATGGTTGAGGCAGATGGGACATTGACTGTTTTATTGGCTGGCAACAATAAACTTTTTAAGTTGGGCGCAAGTAATGTACTTACTGAACTTACCTATGGTGGTGGTGGTAGCGCACCTACTATTACCGCAAGTAACTGGCAATGTGCAACGCTAAATAGCGTAACCTACTTCTTCCAGTTGGGCTTTAATGCTTTGATTTATGACCCAACTGTCAGCACCACAACGTATCGCAGAGTTAGCGAAAAGACAGGATATGTAGCTACTGTTCCTGATGCAAATATTTGCATTTCAGCGTTTGGTAGATTGTGGGCGGCAAACACAACAACTAACAATGCTACTGTTTACTTTAGCGATTTGATTGCTGGTCATGTTTGGTCAACAGGTACTTCTGGTAGTTTGAACGTAAACAATGTATGGGTCAATGGCGCTGACGAAATAACTGGGTTAGGGGCTCACAATGGATTCTTGTTTATCTTTGGTAAACGTCAAATATTAATCTATTCAGGTGCTACAACGCCATCAACAATGGTTTTGAGTGACACAGTTGAAAACATTGGTTGCATTGCTAGAGACAGTATTCAGAATACAAGTTCTGATGTGATCTTCTTATCCAATTCGGGCATTCGTTCTTTGATGAGAACAATCCAAGAGAAGTCTGCACCTGAAAGAGACTTGTCTAAAAATATTAGGAAAGACTTATCAACAAAAATTAGCAGTGAAGTGCTTGCAAACATTAAATCAATTTACTCTGAAAAAGAAGCAATTTATTTATTGACGTTGCCTATCAATCAGCAAGTATATTGTTTTGACACAAAGGTTTCTTTGCCTGATGGTGCTTTACGAGTCACAGTTTGGGATTCAATACTGCCAAAATCTTTTTGCTCAAGACGTAATGGTGATTTGTTAATTGGTAAAACAGGATATGTTGCTCAATACACAGGATACCAAGACAATGGTTCATCTTACAGATTTGCTTACTACACAAATCATAGTGATTTAGGTGATGTATCAAGAACATCTATCATTAAAAAAATAACTGCTGTTGTCATTGGTGGAAGCAATCAATATGTGACTATCAAATGGGGATATGACTTCTTGACAAACTACTTGTCTCAGAATGTGTTAATTCCAGCACAAGGTGTTTCAGAATATGGCATAGCTGAATATGGCGCAAATGCAACCATAGTGGCTTATTATTCTGAAGGTGTTGCATTGCAAACATTGGTAGCAAATGGTTCGGGTTCTGGAAAAATTGTTCAAACAGGGTATGAGACTGATGTAAATGGTCTTCAGTTATCTATTCAAAAGATTGAAATTCAATCAAAGCATGGTCGTTTGAGTTAAAAGGAATAAAATGACAGCCTACACAAAATCAACTAACTTTGCAACAAAGGATACGCTTACCTCTGGCGATCCTTTAAAGATTGTCAAAGGTACTGAGATCAATACTGAGTTTGACAATATTGCAACTGCTGTCAATTCAAAGTCTGATACTGCATCGCCTACCTTTACGGGTACTGTAACAATTCCTACGTTGGCTTATGCTGGAACGACACTTACATCCGCAGTAACTGGTACAGGAAAAATGGTTTTGGATGCAAGTCCAACATTGGTAACGCCTATCCTTGGAACTCCTACAAGCGGTATTCTTACTAATTGCACAGGCATTAATTACAACGGCTTCAAGAACCGCATCATCAATGGTCAGATAACTACTGACCAAAGAAATGCGGGGGCTTCACAAACATTTACTGCGGCGGCGGCGTTGGCATATTCTGTAGATAGATGGTATGGGTATTGCACAGGCGCAAACGTAACAGGACAACAAGTAGCAGGAGCTAATGCCACACAGTTTAGATACAGATTTACAGGTGCGGCTTCAGTTACGGCGGTTGGATTTGGTCAACGTATTGAGCAAAAAAATTCTTATGACTTGGCTGGCTCTACTGCTACTTTGTCAGCAGACTTGGCTATATCAGCAACTTTAACCACAGTTACATGGACAGCAAGTTATGCAACAACAACAGCAGACACGTTTGGCACATTAGCAAGTCCAACTGTTACCCAAATTGCCACAGGCACATTTACAGTCACTTCAACTGTTACAAACTTTAATGCTCAAATAACCATCCCTGCGGCGGCTACAACAGGCATAGAGATTGTGTTTACTGTTGGCGCATTGACGGCAGGGCTAACATGGACAATTGGTAATGTACAGCTAGAAAAAGGCTCAACAGCAACAGCGTTTGATTACAGACCTTATGGGACTGAGTTGGCTTTGTGTCAGCGGTATTTTTGGAGAAACAAATCTGGTGGTTCTGGAGCATCTGTGGGGGTTGGATATTTGGCAACAGCAACTATTTTTAGGGGTTATGCTCAATTTCCAGTAGCCATGCGGGTTGCTCCTACCTTTACAATTAATACTGATAGCGGAAATTTAATTATTAATACCGCCACTGGAAACATAGCAATTACAACAATAGGCGGGACATTCAGCACAGATAGTGGAACTATATCTTTAGATATGGGTTCATCTGGTACAGCAGGACAAGGGGCTGTTGTTTATGCTGGAGGCGGTGCTGCAAATGCGGCATATTTACAATTTAGTTCGGAGCTATAAATGTATAAACTAATTAAAGATATGTCATGCGTTAATCGTTTAACAGATAACGCTTGTATTCCCTTTGACCCCAACAACACCGACTACCAAGCCTACCTAAAATGGCTTGCAGAGGGCAACACACCATTGCCAGCAGATGAGGTGTCAGAGTGATACCAATAGAAGCTAGTTGTTTCGGTAAAACAGAACAAACGTAAGAGGTAAAACATGAAAGCAACAGAAATCATACTAGCAGATGCACAAAAAAGAGGTGTAGATGGGAACAAGGCATTAGGCTTGATAAGCAATGCTGTGAAACAGAAAAAAGCTGTTTTGATGCAAGAGGGTAACTCTGTCTTGATGGTTACAAAGATTGATGATGATGCCGCAGAAGTTCATTTGTTTACACAAGATGGCGTGATGACGCTTGCTAGATCGTTAAGTGCTTTCATAAGAAGGACAACTGATCTTGGGATTAAAACTGTTTATGGTAAAGCCGACAATCCTCAAATTGTTGAACTGCTTAAAAAAGTAGGTTTAAATGTTGTTGACTCTGACTTGCCTCAATTCAACTGGAAGGCTGACTTATGAAATTCAATAATCGTAACTATGCCTTGTTGGGCATACCAGATTTACCAATAAATGCTTTTAAGCATATTGGGGATAGAAAGATTAAGCCTCAAGGTGGTATTTCATCTGTTGTTGATTCAGTTACTGGCGCTGTTGATGATGCGGTTGGTAGCGTATCCAATGTTTTAGCTGACGTTGATGATGCTGTTAACGAATCAATTGGATGGCCTACTGTTGCGGTTCTTGCTGGCGGTGCGGCTCTTGCGTCAGGTGCTTTAACTCCAACTGCCGCTACTACTGGTACTGCTGGAGCAATAGGTTCTGGTAGTCCTCTGGTTGGTGTTGGTACTGGAACACTAGGAGCAAGTCTTGCAAGCCAAATAGGAACGCAAGGTGTAACACCAAGTTTGTTGACATCAGCGGCTAGTTTCTTAGGTGTTAAGCCAGAGACATTATCTTCATTTGCTCCTTCTGCTATTCAAGGTTTGTTGAGTGCTGG